GGCCATCAGATCCGTGATCCTGAAAAATGGTTTGCCGGGCAGGCATTGGGCCAAACGCCGATCGGATCATGTGAACTTTTGATCACGGGGCATTATCACCATTACCAAGTACGGCAGCTAGGACCTAGGTTGTGGGTTCAGATCCCATCACTCGACGGAGGATCAGCATGGTTCAAAGATCGTCGCGGCCTGGATAGTTGGACTGGCCTGGTATCTCTTGTTGTAGGTGATGACTATGATCCACGTCGAGACTTAGTTGTATTAGCAGGAAGTAATCGCAATGCCTAGTTATAAGTATGAATGTCCGTGCGGCCAGGTGTGGGATGTAATCCACCCGATCAACGTTGATCCTGAATTTTTTTGCGACCACTGCGGGGGTGTGATGGAACGTAAGATCTCGCCGGTAGCTGTTACGTTCAAAGGATCAGGGTTCTACACGACGGATAAGAATAAGGACAAATAGCACACATTGCCTAAGTTCAAAAAACCTTGTTTGATTTGCGGCCAATTATCTTACGGATCACACTGCGAAGAACATGCGTATCAGATCCAACAAGTAAGAGATGCTAGAAAGAACACACCGGCTAGACGTGCTAAGAAGAAAGCTTTGTATGGTGGTGATTACCAACAAAGAAGAAAAATCGCCCTGGCAGGTGCCACTCATTGTTATTTATGTCATGAAGCATTTACACTCACCGACCGTATCGAGGCAGACCACCTGATTCCAACAAATCCACAAAGCCCATTAGTAGCTGTTCACAGGCTATGTAATCAACGTAAGGGTAATAAGGGGTCGCTGGCGTAAATCCCGGGGCTAGGCAAATCTTTAGAGCCCTTATCATCTGAGCCCCCAGCCACACAAAAACGCGCATGGTTACTCTTCCCACCAAAATCCGGAGGTGCTCGAGTATGATGGTTAGCGGAGGGAACAATGCCAAACCCAGGAAAACCCGCTGAGGTAAAAAAGAAACTCGGCAGTCGTCACTACAAGCCAGCTGAAGTTGTTTATGCTTTGCCTGAGATCCGTGAGATTCCAGATCCTGAGCGCGAGCTAAAAGATTCGGGTAAACGATTGTGGGATCGAGCCTGGACATTAGGCCGCAATTGGATTAGCGACAAGACCGATGTCGATTTACTTTTGATAGTTTGCGAGCAGCTTGACGAACGTGATTATTTGCGGGAGTTTGTTTTAGCTAACATGGAAGCTTGGCACGAACGCAATGCCTTGCGAATTTTAGAAAGAGACATTACGTCGAACTTATCTTCGCTTGGCTTTGATCCAACTTCGCGAACTAAATTAGGCGTGGCCGAAGTAACTGCGAAATCAAAGCTCGAAGAGCTAATGTCTAAGAAAGCCGAGCGCTTTGCATGATTTGGATAATTACAGGACCTCCCTGTTCTGGCAAATCTACGTACATCAACGAAAATGCTAAAAACGATGATGTCATTATTGACATGGATAAAATTGCGCTAGCCTTTTGTACAGCTGACACAAAGCCTTTCGAATACGACGACATGATCCGGAAAATAGCTAGATCAGCAAGACAGGCAGCAGTCAAAGAGGCTATCGGCCGCATGCAAGGCGAACGTTATAGAAACTTATTTATAATCCATACCGATCCAAATTCAGATCAGCGTATGAGCTATAGAGCGGCAAACGCCAGATTTGTTGAGCTCGATCCAGGTAAAGAAATTTGCTTAGAAAGACTAAAAAAACGACCCGAACAAAATCAACAAATAGCTAAATCAGTTATCGATGATTTTTATGCAAGGCGGAATAAATAATGTGGCCGCCACAAATACTAACGCCGATAAGCGAAGACTATTTAGCAAAAGGCGAAGGCGAAGTTGTTATTGGTTTTGCAGAAGCTTTCGGAATAATTACTAAAGATTCGATAGCCGGTAAAGCCGGTGAACCGCTGCACTTGCGTGATTGGCAAAAGGATCTTGTTAGGCATGTATTCGCCGGCGACGAAACTGGATACAAAAATCGCATTAGTCTTTTAGGACTTCCCCGCAAGAACGGAAAAAGCGCACTCGGATCAATTTTTGGACTTTATAGTTTGATCCTGGGAGCTCGCGGAGCAGAAGTCTATTCAGTGGCCGCCGAAAAAGAACAGGCCAGGATCGTATTTGCCGACGCAAAACGCATGGTCGAAGCGTCTCCAGAGTTGAGCGGTATCACAAAGCTTTATCGTGATGCTATCGAGCTTCCTAAGTTTGGATCTGTGTATCGAGTACTTTCAGCAGAAGCATACTCAAAAGAAGGGTTGTCTCCGTCAGCAACGATTTTTGATGAGCTCCATGCTCAGCCAAATCGAGAGCTGTTTGACGTAATGAGTTTGGCAATGGGAGCTAGGGGTAAATTTTCTACATTGATAGCAATTACAACGGCGGGCACAAGACAAGATCAAACGGGCCAAGATTCAATTGCGTACACTTTGTATAACTACGGTAAAAAAATTGCTAATAATGAAATAAAAGACGACTCATTTTTTATGGCCTGGTGGGAAGCTCCAGCTGAAGCGGATCATAGATTGCCTATTACTTGGCAGCAAGCTAATCCTGGTTATGGTGACATTTGTTCAGCTGAAGACTTCGAGTCTGCAGTGCGGCGAACTCCTGAGGCTGAGTTCAAAATCAAACGTACTAATCAATGGGTAAACACTAAAGCCGCTTGGCTGCCGGCCGGAGTTTGGGACGGGCTTGAAGAAGAGTTTGAATTAGAACCCGATGATGAATACATACTTGGTTTCGATGGATCTTGGAAAAACGATTCAACTGCTTTAGTTGCCGTTATTTTGCCTCGTAGCGAAGACGATGTATTTAGGGCTTTCCGAGTCGCGCACTGGGAAAAAGACTTTGCGCTTGACGATGATTCTTGGATCGTCGATAAAGCCGCAGTAAACAAAACTGTTATCGACTATTTTTTGGCTAATCCTAACTGCCGCGAAATTGTTTGTGATCCTACGTACTGGCAAGATGAAATGTTCCAATGGGCTGAAGTAGGTATGAATGTTGTTGAGTATCCAAATACTATTAGCAGGACGGTGCCAGCAACATCTAAGCTTTATGAAGCAATAATGAACGGTAAACTAAAGCATAATGGCGATGGAGCTTTAGCAAGACATCTCGACAACTGTATTTTGAAAATTGATTCTCAACGTGGTGCCAGGATCACAAAAGACTATCGTAATCCTCGCCTCAAAATCGACTTAGCAATTGCTTTACTTATGGCGTACGATCGTGCAAGCGGTAGAATTGAAGAGCAGTTGATCCCGCAAATTTTTATCTAGGGCGGTTACATTGGGAATTTTTGATGGATTGTTCGGAAAAAGAGCAATCAGCTTTCAATCGCTTTGGGGCGCTGGTGATGATTTCAATACGTTATCAAGTCTGAGCGCAACTAAAGTCGATAGCGATACGGCGTTCCAGGTAAACGCTATTTATTCAGCTGTTTCTCTTATTTCAGACACAATTTCTACGCTGCCTGTTGGATCGTTTATACGACGCGACGGATCACGTTATCCTTTCCGACCTACCCCATCATGGGTAACCAAGCCCGATGTTGATACTACTAAAGAAGCTTTTTGGGGAGCAATTATTGTTTCGCTTCTTCTAGATGGCAATGCGTTTGTGCGTGTCTACTCAAACGACCGCGGCCAAATTGTAAATCTAAATGTTTTGAACCCTCATCATGTAAAGATCAAGCGTAACGGTATCGGTCGGATCATGTTTGAGATCGAAGACAATAAAGAGATGCTGAGCAGCGAAGAAGTTATTTTTATTCCTGATGTTGTTAGGCCCGGTAAACTTCGCGGAGTTTCTCGGGTCGATGCTCTAAAAACTAATTGGGGACTAGCAATCGCCCTTGAAAATTATGCGGCTACTTTCTTCGGATCAGGAACTCAAACTTCGGGAGTTATCGAATTTCCAGGTAATCTAACTGCTGAGCAAGCAAAAGCTTTACAAGAAGGTTTTGATGCAAGGCACAAAGGTTGGGGTAAAGCTCACCGAACAGGCATTATTTCTGGCGGCGCAAAGTATGTACCGACATCAGTTGAAAATGACAAGGCGCAATTTTTAGATTCAAGACGTCTGGCTGTCGAAGATGTCGCTAGAGCTTTCAACATACCACCTAACCTTCTCGGTGTTCAAGGATCTTTTACTTATTCGTCCGTCGAGATGAACAACCAAGCTTTCGTAACGCACACGCTTAGGCCAATTGTGCAAAAACTAGAATCAGCTTTTAGCCCGTTGCTTTCTAGAGAGCCTGGCGGAGAAACTGCATTTATAAAGTTCAATCTTGATGGCTTGCTCCGTGCTGATGTAAATACCCGTATGTCTGCTTACTCGACAGGTTTGCAAGCGGGTTTCCTAACCATCAACGATGTTAGGCGGCTGGAAGATCTAAGACCGGTAGACGATGAAAGTGCGGATAGTGTGCGGGTGCCATTGGCAAACGTAAACATTGATGCTGCAGATTTGAACGCAGTCGATAAACGCGTAATGATGGCTCAACGTTTGATCCTCGCTGGGTTTGATCCAGCTGAAGTTATGAAAGCTATGGACTTGCCCGAAATTTCGCACACTGGACTACCAAGCGTACAGCTACAGGGCATTGCGCAAATTGATCCAACAGATCCTCAAAGTGCTTATGAGGTCGAATAATGCCAGTCAAAACTTACGGCTACGACTTGGTGGAGGATGTTCGCACCCTTGTAGTGCCAGCAAATGTAGAGCCACAAGAGGTTTGCATTCACAACCACGAACATGCTCTCGGCAAAGAAATCTTCATTGGCAATTCTGAAGTCACAGTGGACAACGGAATGCACGCTGTTTCTCAGCAAACAAACATCATCACGCTTGAGCCAGGCGATGAGCTTTATGCAATCACCACAGAAAATGGCGGAGCAAATCTCCGGATCATGGTAGTGACGAAACACTAATGCCGTACTTTGTAACCAACCAATCACCCGATTGTGAATCGTGGGCGGTAGTCAAAACCGACGGCGAACTATTAGCTTGCCATGAAACGGAAGAGTCAGCAATCGCTCAAATGGTTGCTGTATCAATAGCGGAAGAGATGGAACCAGGTGGCACTTATCCCGGATCGTTCAGGAATACCGAAGCAGAATCAGATCAACATCGAAAAACAGAACTCGATGAAGGTTGTAAAACCTGCGACGGAAGTTGCGAAACCTGTCGAAACGAAAACAACATCGACGAAAAAAGGCAAGTAAACCTAACTCCGCCGGCATACATGCGAGCAGCAGCACGGCAAGGACTGAAGTATTACAAAGAAGGTTTAGGCGGCGATGGTTTGGTTGAAAGAACTATACGAGAAGCTAGGGCTATGGCAAGTGGTTCTGTTACTGCTGACAAATGGGTTAGGTTGCGCGCTTGGATTGCTCGTCATTTGGTTGATCTTGATAGTCCCTCTGCCGATCCTGATTCAGACGATTATCCTAGTGCTGGCGTAGTTGCTCATTTGCTTTGGGGAAGTGGTCCGTCTAAGTCGGCTGCCAGGCGTGCACTTGCTTACGCTGAAGGCGTTGTCGATAGAATTGAAAAGGAAAACGAAGGACGAGCGAAAGGCGAAGCATTGTCCAAGATTGAAACTCGCGTAAATGCAACGGAGTTTGAGATCCGCGAAGAGAACGACGGTATGCAATTTAGCGGATACGCAGCAGTATTCGATTCACCGTCTGAACCATTGCCTTTTATTGAGCGGATTCAACGCGGAGCATTTAGAAAAACTCTTCGGAACCGAAACGATGTCAAGTTCCTTTGGAATCATGACGCCGGTGAGATCCTGGGATCAACAAGAGCTAATACACTTAGACTAAGCGAAGATGATCGCGGTCTAAAAGTGGAAGGCACATTGCCTAACACTTCTCGCGGCCGTGATGTTGCTGAGCTTTTGCGTAGAGGCGATGTCGATTCGATGTCTTTTGGTTTTAGCGTCCCATCAGGCGGCGACAGTTGGAGTAGTGACGGAAATGAGCGAACTCTAAAATCGGTTAGACTCCACGAAGTTTCACTTGTAAGTTTTCCCGCTTATCCAGGAACTGCGGGTTTACAAAATGTACGTGGATTGGATAAGGTAGCTGAACGAACCGGAATCGATGCAGATGCTTTGGCTGATGCATTGCTAAAGGTTGAAGATGGCCAAACAATTTCTTCTGATGAGAAAGACATGTTGTCGAGAGTGATCCAGGATCTTTCGCCGACGGAAGAAGCAACGGAAGAAGAAGTAACAGAAGTTCCGGATCTAAGTATTTTGAACTTGAAGAAAATGAAACTAGATTTGCTGTCGAAAGGTATTTACTAATGGCAAGTTATGAAGAGATCCGCAAGGTTATTCTTGATGTCGCCGGCAACCCTGAAGTCGGAGTAATCAAAGAGTATGCGGACAAGTGGGCGGCTGCAATCGTTTCACTTGATACTAAAACTCCATACAAGCCTGGCGCTAGAGATGGCGACGGTGATGGTATGGTACAGGAAGGCACTCCACATGAGAGGCCAGTAAAAGAGGTTCGAGTAACCAAGCCAGCTGAAAAGAGGTAACCTCCTCGTTGTTTGATGCCTCAGGCTGCCAAGCTTCTGGATCTCTCCCTCCGGCTTTCCCTTTCTTATTGCCGGAGGGTTCCTCTTTTCTGTAACCTTTTTGTTATAAAAAATGTTGCTAAATAACTGGGCTTTTTATTTCGAAATGAGAGATAATAATCTCATCAACAAGAAGGGAAACAAAATGTACACGACACTACCTCAGAACATTATCAACAGGCAGAGCAGTCCAAACCACGTGCTTTGGACGGCAGAAGTTTCTAACGCCACTAGCCAAAACACAGTTAGTATTTACGCCACATCGATCAAGCAGGCTATCGATCTAATTGACATTTTTTGCATTGACGTACTTGCTGGCAGCGTAATACTTTCTATCAAAAAAGCATAATTATCTCAACACAACGAAAGGGATAAAAAAATGAGCACAGAACTAAAGTCTCGCGAGATTGAAATTGCGTATCACACCAGGATCAATGAGGCGTCAAAAGAACTCATGACAAAGCTGGAAATTGCAAACTACGCTTACAAAGTAAATAACGACTATGAAGCTTATGCTTTGTTTCTAGAAGAGGCTGCAAAGATCTCTCGTCGGATCGCAATACTTCAGGAAAACTTGGATCGCTCTTTGCAGTCATAGAACTAAATAAAAGGGTTTCCCGTCATCGATCTTCCCCCGGATCGGTGGCGGGATTTTCATTTGCATGTCTCCGGTAAAATTGATACATCGGTTGTGAGTCAGCTCCACCGAAATTCAGTTGAGCGTCAGCGCCACTGTTATCCAATGTAAACCAATAACTAGGAGACTATTCAATGTCTGAGTTTATCAAGGCACAGCAGGAAATGCGTGCTAACCTGGTTTCACAGATCCGCGAAGTTATCGACTTTGCTGAGACTGAGGGACGCGGGCTAGACGGTGCTGAGCTTGAGAAGATCAATGCTATTGAGGCCGACATCAGGAAAGCAGACGACTCGATCTCTGTTGCTGAGCGTGCCGAAGAGCGCAAGGTTGAGGCATCGGCCGCAGCCAAGGGCTTTGTCCCTTCTGTATCTGAGGAGCGTGCAGCTTCTGAGATCCTACGTACTATCGCCGAAACTCGTGGAACACACAACTTCGAGCGTCGTACACTCTCCCCAACTACCGACACGGTGCCAAAGAGCTTTTACGACGAAGTTTTCGACGTTGCTCGCCTAGTCGGTCCTATGCTCGACACAAGCGAGATGATCAATACTGCTTCTGGCGAGGATCTCACTATTCCGACACTAACGGCCTACAGCACTGCAGCACTAACCGCAGCAGCTGGAACCGTTGCGGCAAGCGATCCGACTTACTCGTCCATTACTTTGGGCGCGTACAAGTACGGCTTCCTGATCCAGGCCGCCAACGAGCTAGTAACCGACGCAGGATTCAATCTTGCCGGCCACCTTGCTCAGCAGGCAGGTAACGCAATTGGTTACGCAGTAAATGCTGCTTTGACTAATGGCACTGGAACGGTTCAGCCAAACGGAATTGTCACCGCGGCCGGATCTGGCATCACCGGTGGAACTGGCGTTGCCGGCGGATTTACCGCTGACAACCTAATCGACCTTGCTTACACCAACATCGATGGAGCTGTTCGCAGACTTCCTGGCGTTGGCTACATGGCAGCTGGAGCAACTATCGGCGCTATGCGTAAGCTCAAGGACACCGCCGGAAACTACCTGTACCAGGTCGGCGTTGGACAGCCTGATTCCTTTGCTGGATTCACCGTTGTCGAAAACCCCCACGTTCCAGCAGTAGCTACCGGTGCGAAGTCTGTACTATTCGGACACCTACCGAGCTATAAGGTTCGTATGGCTGGCGGCCTCCAGGTTGCCTCTTCCCAGGACTACGCATTCAACACGGATCTCACTACGTGGCGTTTCCTAATTCGCTTGGACGGAAACCTAACTCACTCCGGCCACGTGAACTACTTCAAGGGTGGCGCAAGCTAATCACCTTGATCTAGGCTGAAGGGTCCCACGTTGTAGGTTTCGTGGGGCCCTTCTTTTTATTTAGTATAGTTGCATTATGAAAACCTACAAAGCTGCTGTTTCTATAGCATCGAACTCTCCAGGCACTCCAACGGGTTACGGCGTCCAAGCGGAATTATTAGCTAATCGCTTGATCCAAGATAATTACGACGTAGCCGCACTTTCGAACTATGGTTTAGAAGGTGCTATAGCGGATCTCAAATTAGCGGCCGGAACGATAAAACATTATCCGAAAGGATTATCACTTTATTCAGGTGACGCGCTAAAGCTATGGCATAAGCATTTCTTGAATAAAAGAGAAATTCCTAATGCAATTTTGACTTTATACGACGCCTGGGTATTCAATAACGTTCCTGGAATCGATGATCTCAATTTTATGTCCTGGACTCCCGTAGATCATTTGAGTTTGCCGCCTAATGTTTTGAAATGGGCGAAACGGCCTAACGTAAAAACAATAGCTATGTCTCCCTTTGGGCAACGTGAATTTGAAAAGTATGGAGTAGATAGTTTTTACATTCCGCACGCTGTTGATACCAAAATTTATAAGCCAACATCAAAAATCCGAAACGTAAATAGTCGTGAATACATGGGGCTAAAAGAAGATGATTTTTTGGTTGGTATGGTTGCAGCCAATAAAGCTAATACATCGATTCATAGAAAAGCTTTTGCTGAAAACTTATTGGCTTTTGCTTTATTCAAAAAATCCCATCCAAATGCTTACTTATACATTCACTCGGAAGTATCTAAAGCTTATGGTGGTTTTGATCTAATAAATCTGATCAAAGCCGTTGGCTTGAACAAAGAAGACGTTTTGTTCGCTGATCCGGCGCAATTACGTATAGGCTATGATCCGAAAGACATGGCCGGTATTTATTCGACGATGGACGTGCTTTTACACGTATCTTATGGTGAAGGCTTTGGCGTGCCTGCTATCGAAGCACAAGCATGCGGCACTAAGGTTATTGGATCTAGTTGGGCTGCTAGTCCAGATTTATTAAGTGACGATTGCTTGATTGTAGATGGACAACCATTTTGGGACGAAGCACAAATGAGCTTTTTTATGATTCCATTAGTGCCGTCGATAGTAAATGCATTAGAAACAGCTTTCAAAGAAAGATCTGCTAAAAAAACTAATGTTGAGTTTGCATCACAATTTGATGCTGATCGAGTATACGAAAATTATTGGCAGCCGTTTCTAAAAGCTCAACTATGATCCCGGTTCTTGGCTTTGCGACGCTTTCTAAATTTGAGATGGCACAGCGACTTCTTGATTCGATCGATTATCCTGTAGATAATCTTGTAATAGTTGACAACTCTGGCAAGCGGAAGTTCAAACCGCAAGTAAATAATTTCGTAAAAAATACTTGGCTAATACAAGTTCCGTATGGACTTGGTGCAAATGGAGCTTGGAATTTGATTATCAAAGCTACACCTCACGCACCCTATTGGGTTTTACCAAATGACGATTCTTGGTTCGGCCCAGGATCATTGCAAGCAATCGCAGAAGAAGTAAATACTGATGCATTCAATTTTGTAGATGTTCAACCACGTTGGTCGTGCGTAATTCCAACAGAAGGCAGCGTTGAAAAAGCGGGGCTTTGGGACGAAGCATTCCACCCAATTTACTTTGATGACGATGATTACGAGTGGCGTATGCGAGAACTTGGCGTTAGTTTTCATGACATCCCCGCGAAAGTTTATCATGACAATTCATCAACGCTAAAATCAGGATACCAAGATAAAAACACATTTACCTTTAGGCGGAATCAAAGTTTGCTTGTCCATAAACGAACAAATGAAAATTTGAACGTGCAGGGTTGGTCGCTGCGAGTTAGAAGGGAAAACTCATGGGACTAAACGTTTACACTGGCGGAACATTTGATCTTTTCCACAGCGGGCATGTCAACTTCCTAAGAAAATGCTCGCAGGTTGGATTCGTAACTGTTGCGCTAAATACTGACGAGTTTATTGCAGACTATAAAGGCCGGTCTCCTGTTATGAGCTTTGAGCAAAGAAAAGTAGTTCTTGAAGCGTGCGTTTATGTCGACAATGTTATTGCAAACAAGGGCGGAGCAGATAGCAAGCCCTCAATCCTTGAAGTCAATCCAGACATAATCATTATTGGATCAGATTGGGCTCGCAAAGATTATTATAAGCAAATGCAATTTGATCAAGACTGGTTGGATCAGCACGGTTATGGACTCGCTTACATTCCATACACCAGTGAAATTTCTACTACGATCCTCAAGCAACGGATCAGAATAGAATAGTCTTATGGCTATTACTAATGGTTACGCAACCCTAGCCCAAATCAAAGCATCTCTTAGGATCACGGATTCAGTCGATGATGATCTCCTAGAACTTGCAATTGAAACGGCATCAAGGGAGATAGATGGCGTATGCGAGCGTCAATTTTTTCAAACCGCCGTCACACGCGTTTATGCACCGCGAGATTCTTATGTAACTGAAATAGATGATTTGGTTAGCGTTACTAGCATCAAAACAAGTAGTGCTGCCGACGGTATTTTTGATACAACTTGGACTAATAACGATTATCAACTTGAGCCGCTAAATGGAGTTGCTGGCGGCCTAAGTGTTCCGCAAAATGTGATCCGCGCCGTTGGTGATTACACATTTCCAATTGATGGGCAAGAAGCAACTGTGCAAGTTATTGGAACTTTTGGTTTTAGTGCTATCCCTACAGCAATTGAGCAAGCGACTGTAATTTTAGGCAGCCGTATTTTCAAGCGTAATGATGCTCCGCTTGGTGTAACTGGTTTCGGAGATCTTGGTGTGATCCGCGTAACAAAGATTGATCCCGATGTTGAAGCAATGATCATGCCTTACAAGAGGATTCGATTCGCTTGAGCATAACGGATCTTAGAAACGGTATTGCTACAAATGTAGCAACTATCTCAGGCTTACGTACGGCAGCAGAAATTCCAGACAATCCATCGCCGCCTATTGCAGTAGTTCAATTGCAATCAGTAAATTATGATGGAGCTTTCCAGCAGGGACTAACAACGTATAACTTTTTAGTATCGGTAATTGTTGGTCGAGTAGCTGAAAGAGAAGCACAACGTCGATTAGATGCTTATGCTTCAAGTTCCGGATCTGAGTCTATCAAGCTTGCAATCCAAAGCGATAAAACTTTGTCAGGTAATGCTTATGATGTACGAGTCTCAGAAATGTCAAACATCGGCGCGGTATTATTAGGTGAGGCAACATACCTTGCGGCAGATTTTGTCGCGACCGTTTACGCAGAATAACTAAGGAGAATAATCGTGGCCAAATTCGTTGCTACCGATTACGCAATCACAATTGGCGGGACAGACTTCAGCTCAAGCCTTGCCGCCGCAACACTCGACATTACTGTCGAAGAGCAGGATACCACGGCGTTTGGTGATACCGCTAGAACCAGGATCGGCGGCCTAAAGGATGCTTCGCTTTCTTTGGACTTCCACCAGGATTTTGGCGCTTCGGCTATTGACGCAACTCTGTTTCCATTACTTGGAACTCAGGCAACCGTTACTATCACCCCTACTAGTGGCACAGTAACAGCAACAAATCCGACATACACGGCCGTAGCTTTGGTTACCCAGTACCAACCTTTTGCTTCCTCGGTGGGCGATCTCGCAACACTTTCAGTATCCTGGCCCATTAGCGGCGAGGTTACGCGCGGTACTGGAGCATAAGGAAAAATAAATGATAAACCTACAAGTTACCTACGCAGACGGCACGACCAAACAGGTTGAAGCAGGTGCTCCGGACATTGTTGCATTTGAAACTAAGTTCGATCTAAGTATCGCTAGACTCGAAAAAGACTTCCGACTTACGCACCTCTTCTTCCTGGCTTGGAGTGTTGAAAAACGAACCGGCGGAACTAAAGAAGATTTTGAAACCTGGCTAGAAACAGTTACTCTAGTCGAGGCGGCAGAACAAAAAAAATAACGGGCCTGGGCGATGATTCGCTTCATTGGAAAATCGCATGGATCTCATGCGAAACAGGAATCTCGCCGTTAGATCTATTGCAGCTTGAACCACGCATGCTTTGGACTGTTGGACGTTACCTTGAGTTCAAGATCCAAAAGCAAAATCAGCGTAAACGGTAAAATAGGTTCTGAAGGAGCTGCCGATGATCACGCCAAAAGTAGATGCGCAATACGTGCGTGAAGCTATCCGCGAACTAAAACAGGCAGACGAAACTTTACTGAAGCAACTCCGCAAAGATTTGAGATCCAAGATCTCACCGGTTGCTAAACAAATTGCTAATAATGTTCCTGATGAACCGCCACTATCGGGTTTTGGTCGAGAAACTTCATTTGGTTGGTCGCCTGTAAGGCCGACAGTTTCATTTACTCCTGGTAATTCACGACGCCGCGGAAACCATCTTGTATCAATTAGGATCACACCGACGGGTAAAGCTCGAGGACTTTATGTAGCTGAAAGGGCGGGAGCTAAAAACGGTAAAAACAATCGCGGCCGTGCAATGATCCGAAACCTAAACAGAGTTGAAAAGATGAAAGGCAAAGGCGGCCGCTTCGCTTACGCCAAGTTCAGATTACTTCGACCCGATGTTGTGCAACTCGCAATAGGCATTGTCAACGACACTATAAAAACCATCAATAAAAGGTTGAACTTCTAATGGCTATCAATCTCCCAATTGTCTCTAAGTTTGATCCAAAAGGTATCAAAGCGGCAGAATCTGCTCTAGGTAAATTTGGCAAACTTGCGGCAGCAACAGCAGCAGCAGCAACAGCAGCTATTGCCGGAGTTGCAACTGCATCTATAAAAGCCTTTGCTAATTTTGATTCAAAGCTAAATGAATCAATTGCCATTATGGGCGACGTCTCTGATGTCTTGCGCGATGACATGGCCGCAGCCGCTCGTGAAGTAGCCAAACAAACTACTTTCTCAGCAGATCAGGCAGCTGAATCTTATTTCTTCCTGGCATCGGCAGGTTTAGATGCAGCAGCTTCTATCGAGGCAATGCCTCAGGTTGCAAAGTTTGCTCAAGCAGGTATGTTCGACATGGCGCTTGCAACCGATCTGCTTACAGATGCTCAATCCGCTCTTGGCCTTACGATCCGCGATGATGCGGTTGCGAACATGGAAAACATGGTTCGCGTTTCCGATACGCTTGTCAGGGCAAACACACTAGCAAACGCATCGGTAGAACAGTTCTCAACAGCACTTACAACTAAAGCCGGTGCTGCACTTAGATCTATCGGCAAAGATGTCGAAGAGGGTGTTGCTGTATTGGCGGCCTTTGCGGATCAGGGTATCAAGGGCGAACTTGCTGGAACTCAGCTTGCTATTGTTCTTCGTGATCTTTCGACAAAGGCAATAAAGAACAAAGAAGATTTTGCCGAACTGGGTATCGAAGTATTTGATGCCAACGGTGAAATGCGTAACCTGGGTGACATTATTGCTAACCTTGAAAATGTCTTGGCAGGCATGTCAGACGAAACTCAAAAGGCCACATTGCTACAGGCCGGTTTCTCAGATAAATCTCTTGCATCGATAACCGCTTTGCTTGGTACTTCTGATGCTATAAAGACGTATGAAAAAGAGTTGAGATCCGCAGCCGGATTTACGGATCAGGTTTCTAATAAACAGCTCGACACTATGTCTGCG